TCAAAGCGGTAACCAGGCATGATTCGCACCTCCTCTGCTTGCATTAAAAGTTGAAAATGAGTATAGCACAGGAGTGGGGGTGGGGTCAAATTTTTCTTGTGTTTTCCGCCGGATTGCGGCGGAGATGGCGGATTTAAAGACGTGAATTTTGATGGAAAATGATTTGACACGGCGGGGGCTTTGTGCTAGAATAAAGGTCGCTGTGCGGGTGTAGTTCATTGGTAGAATGAAAGCTTCCCAAGCTTTAGAGGTGGGTTCGATTCCCATCACCCGCTCCAAAAAGAAAAAATCCAGTAACCGTTGTGGTTGCTGGTTTTCCCTTTATCCGCAATGGGTTTCGGCCTTTCGATATGTCAGAATCTTGTATAAAATACTCAAGGGATTGACGAAATAAGCAAGCTTTTGAGCGTCGTTTTGCTAATGAAAATGCTAACGAAATCCCCCGCCAGCCGAGGAGTAATTCCAAGGCCAGCGGGGGGTTCTTGTTTTTATGCAGTTGTTAGGGGCTCTGCGTCGGGCAGCCCTCTTATCTTTTATCCCCATTCGCCAATCTCAGGAGGTTTCTTCCATCATTGACAAAATGTGGCAAAGTCTGATATAATTCTTGCACAAATAATTCTATTGTTGTCAGGAGAATCTTATGGACACTACAGCCGCCGCCACAGGTTTCGATGCCGCTACGATTTCCGCAATTGCAGGTTGCATACTGAGCTTCATAACGCTTTTAGTTACAGTCATATCTGTTATATGCGCCTACAAAGCTTATCAGCATCAAAAGGACCGCTCAAAAAAAGACGCTGCTTGCGAATTGGCGAGGTATTATTCGGAAAACATAATTGAGCGATATTCTTTTGTGAGCGCCGTTTTCCGTGCAGCAGGCGTCCCACAGGCAATAAAAGAAATCCTTCCATATGAGAGGATGAAAGATTTTACATATAAAGAATTATGTTGCATATTGGAGGAGCAAGGGAAAACATATGAAGAGGTAACCAGGCTGTTTAAGAACATTGACACAAAAATCATTTATGCCGCAAAGATAACAATGGCCAAGAGTGTCGCCGAAAGGAACTCCCTCGCAAAAGAGCACATCTATATTGTAGAGGGCGAAGGTGACGCCTCTTCTGACCGAGTAGAAATTGCGCACGGAGAAATCCTGCAATCCGAAGTCAATTCCGAAGTCCGCACTTTGCTTAATGACCTCGAGTGGTTTTCTATGAGCTGTAGATATGGTCTCGCCGACGAAGAAATGCTGTATCAATCCCTCCAGCAAACTTACATCTCCTTTGTTTGGCTCGTGTATTACTACATTGCATCTGGAAACATAAACAGTGAGGACAAGTTATACACAAACGTTATCTGGCTTTTTAACACTTGGAAGGATAGATTGCTGGACTTCCGCTCTACGGCAAAAGACGAGGCGAGAAAAGTTGACGAAGAATATGACGATTTGCGCACTCGCTTAGACGATTTAGAGAAAAAGCGTACATCTGTCGAAGTCCCAATTTATACTGGAAAGGTCTTAAAATAGGTCTATCTGTTGACAAACCGCTGTTGAGCGAATATAATACCTATACAAGCTGAAAGGAGTGTTGTTTATGTGGTCGATACTCGTAGACGTTCTCAACCCTTATGAGGCAACAATGGAAATGATTCGAAAGGAACAGGAGAAAGAAGCGAACAACGGTTCCGGAAAATAACCGCCAAGAACATTAAAACATTTGAAAACCCCAGAGGACTAGGACAAAAACCTAACCTCTGGGGATTCTTTTTTATTCGTCTCCTATTCCTTTTTCAACTGCCCCAGCACATCCAGTAGCTTCTTTGGCACCGGAAGCCCGCAGCGAGCCGCATTTTCCAACACACTAATGCCCTCGTTGGCAGCGAGGAATCCGATTACCGCACTGCGCAGCACTCCGCCGAGCTGGGTGGCCGTGTCAATAATATGCGCTACAGCTACCACAACAAAGAACAGTATCTTCTTTAGGATGCCGTGAAATCCGGCTTTGCTCGACACGTTCTTTTTCAAAATCGCCGCCACAACGCCTGTGGCATAATCCAAAACCACGAGCGCAATAAGCGCCTTTAACCACGCATCCGGGCTGCCCCATAAAAACGTAGCCAATGCCGCAATGCCAGCGCCGACATATCTTGCGCCTGCTTCAATGCTCTCCATGTTATTTACCCTCCATCATTCTGTCCAGCACAACAAGCGTCTGCAAGAAATCCGGCGTGATGTACAACAGGCCGTTTTCGTCGCCCCTGATAAGCCCCTTGCTCATCATGCGCTGTACTTCCTCCCGGCCATAAGGTAGAGACTCCAAATCACGGTATACAGGGAGCTGCTCGCTGATGGTCTGCGTCACGATGTCTCTAATTTGCTGCTCGGTCATTTCCTGCTCCTCCAATCCTTCCTTAAACCCATCCCACAGGCTCTCATCCCGCACCCACGGCCTCGGGCACTCCTTGCCGGTCACGTCATAGTGCTGAACAATATGCGCCGTGTCGATGCCATACTGCGCCATCAGGTGCTTTACCAAGTCCGCAGCACGGGCGACAACCTCCGGCTTGATATAGTAACTTCCGTCTGCGTTCTTCCGGCTGCACATTTCAATTCCGATGCTGTTGGCGTTGCGGCATTCCGGATGTACATATTTCCCGTCTGTGCGCCCGCAGTGATAGGCAATGTCCTTGTCCTTCACCGACTGCCAGATGCTGGTTTCATCTACAAAATAGTGGGCGCTGGTCAGCAGCTTCGGGCGGGCAAAATAATTGCAGTTACCCAAAGCCGTGTCGCCGTTGTTGCCGGTGTAGTGCATCACAAGGTAAAGGATTTTGCGATTGCTGCCGACTTTAAAATTATCCGCATGACACGGCAGGAATCCATCAATCATTCTGCACCTCCTAAAACAATGTGTAGTGCGGCTTGTCCTCGCCGAACAGCCAATACCGCACCCAATCATCCAGCACGATAGCCACCACGGACAGCGGAACCCAAGCAAGGGTAAACCCAAGACAAATCTGCCCCAGCAGGTTAAACGGTAGATGGCTGTAATCCCACACGGCCAGCCCCAACCAGTCATTAAGTACAAGCCCTGCGAAAAACTCGGCGACGGTAATAACGACCGTGCCAACGAGCGCCTGCTTGGCCAGCGACATCTCCCATGGCAGATACTCATTCAGCCCGCCCAACAGCAAAAACAGGCACCCACCTAACACCGGCATTGTCCAGTGCACCGGCAGGGTGTTCACAAGGCTACGCCAGCCAAATTCTACCGCCCAGTAGACCGCTGCGCCGACCGCAAACAGCGTCAACGCTTTAATTACCTTGCGCAAATTGTAGTACCTCCATCATATTTTTCGCCAAATCCTCGGGCAGTTCTGCGCCGTAGAAAATAGTTTCCAACTCTGCTTCTGTCTCCGCCCGCCGAATCCAGGTATTTAAGTGATTGCAGTAGGTGGTGTGATAAAGCACATGCGCCGTCGCAGCCTTACCCATGACCATGATGTCTTCAGCGGGATACAGGCGGCATAGCAGTGTGTCGGAATGGTACGGATAATACGGTGCGCCATTCGTCACCGCTGTAAAGGCGGCACTAAGGTCAATCTGGTCTTTCAATGTCAGCGAAAAATGCTCATCTTTGCCGGTGCTAGGTAACTGTACCGTACATCCTGCGTAAACAGCCGCCTCGGCAGCAGCGGATATTTCGGCCAGCTTGGCGCTGCGGAGCGCCTCGATGTCCACCTCCGGCTTGCGCCACTTTTCCCCATCGTAATCGTCACCAATGCCGTAGCCATCCGGCAGTTCTGCCACTGCACCTGCACCCGGCCACACGTCAGCGGCCAGAAACGCCTTTGCGGTTTTCAAGTCGTGGAAAACTGCTGCTGCAATGCAGGTTGTGTTTTTAATAATTCCGATATTCATTTTTTATCCCCTTTATGCGTAAATTAATACGATGCCGCTGCCGCCACTGGCTGACCCTTGATTGTTAACCGCACCACCGCCACCTCCGCCCGTGTTTGGTGCGCCAGGTGTTCCGGCAATGATGTTTAGCCCCGAGAATGACGCACCATTTCCGCCGCCGCCGTCTCCGCCGGGCGCAGCAGGCTGCGCACCACCACCGCCACCACCGCCGCCAAACAGTTGCCCGTTGTATGGGTTGCGGGGGCAGTATATGCCAGCACCTTTACCCGCACCGGGCGCAACACTGCTGGAGATACTGCCACCAAAAGAGCCATTGCTTCCACCCGGCGCACTTGCCGTCCCGCCCCCAGAGCTACCATCGCCGCCACTACTAATGTGGTTATAGCTGGCGTTGGAAAAAGAGCCTCCGAGGGCTGTTCGACCCAATGCTGTTGTATTCCCGCCATTTGTTCCGCCCCCGACTACGGCGGCTCCACCTACTCCAATGACAATCGGATACGCCGCTTCTGTTGCGGGGATATTGGTCAGCAGTATGCATTCACCGCCACCACCACCTCCGCCGGAAGTGCCACCACGGCCCGATGCTCCGCCGCCGACCATATACACATCAATTTCCTTACCCCGCAAGCCGTAGTCAGCAGGGTAAAATGTGCCGGAGCTCGTAAAAGTAGCGACAAGCCGTTTGCCGTTTGGTTTTCCGCTTAGCAACACCCACTGTGCGCCGTTGTATACCCAATCGGTAGTTTCGGCTGCTAGAAAATCGTTGCGGGCGATGTGGCTTTGCGTTTTTGCACTGTACATGGGCGCTGCGCCCGTGCCATTGACGTTTAACGTAGGGGTTGTCGCCGTGTTGTCGTTGGTAAAACGGATTGACACCGTTGCGCCTGTGAAAAGCTTAAAACCTGCCACGGTTGCCATCTTTGCAACCGTCCCCGCCGCCGTGGTACAGGTGCCGAAGCGGGGTGTTAGGGCAGCAAACCCATCATCCGGCACCGCCGTGGTAGGCAGACCAAGGGCAATGGCCGTGGAGTCTCGGAAGAGGTTGGCGGTGTTAATCATTGTGCCGGGCTCTGTTGGCTGGTCAGCCCGGATTAAATCAAATAAATTCGGTTGTCCGGGCACAGGGGTTAGTTGCACCCGCCCCGGATATAAGGACTCTCTATCTTTCATTCTTACACCTCTCCGCTGTAGATTTCGCCGCTAAAATAGATTGCTCTTGTGCGCAGCTCTGCTTCATCATCAACCGCTTTCCCGTTTTGCTCCCAGCGGTTCACGTCTTGATAGGTGGGGGCCGTTTCTATTGGTACCCAGTTTTTTTCTGTGCCAATCCAAGGGATATTCAGGAACACGTGCAGCTGGCTCAAGGCACCCTCGATTGCATTGAGAAAGTCCGCAAAGGGTATCGTCCTAAACCCGTCTGTGCTAGGCAACACAAAGTCCATCGGATGGCCAAATTGGACAAGTAACGATTTCAGCATATTGTAATTATTAAAAAGGCGGGAAATGTCGGCATCGCTGTTTCCGGCGTGGTTGTCGCTTCCCGTCCAGTTGGTTTTCCAAATCACTGCTCTTTCGCCTCCAATACGCCAACCATGCCCCCGGCCAGAGTGAGGGAGTTTTTCGTCACAAGGAAATTCTGCGTGCTGCCAGAGCCGTAATCAAAAGACACGGCATCTGCCATCTCAAGATATGGGTATCCCCTGTAATTCATCATTGCCGTGCGCCGCCGAATGACAGCATGCAACAGATAATAATCCGCCACGGCATTCCCATTGTTGGACTGAACAAGCGGGTTCTCTTTCATTTTATCGTAGACAAAGGCTGCCTCGCTGCCTTGCCGAATTGTGCGCTCAATAATGCTCACATTCTTGTCAAGGATATATCCTTGAACTGTCACGTTTCCGCCTGCTACCGCTGCTGTGTGCCCCGTGGATGGGTCATAAGCTTTGTGATACACGCCGCCGGTTGTGGTAATGATGCAGTTATCGGCATAAAACACGGCTGACACCAGCGAGCCGGTCACAGAGGCTTTGAAAAGCTCCTCTCGTGTCGCTCTCTGTGTGTATGCAATCTGCGGGATGCGCACAGTGTTGAAAATATCCTTATCCGCAGGCGATAAGCCATTTTCCATGCGGTAATCCGCCCGAGTCATTGGCTCGGGAGCTCCATCTTCGGGCTCGTCGAATAGAATTGTGTTATCCCTGCCGATGGTGAGAATTGTGCTTCCCGCTTGTGCAATCAGCCGGAACGCATGCGCATGGGGCATCGTGCCAATGTAGGCGGTTATCGTGATATTTGCGAATCTGGCCGGATACGAAATTGTCACGCCGGCCGATGCCGCAACATCATTGGCGAACGTCGCCAGTGCGGCGGTTTTGTATGTGCCTGTCGTGTATTGGGTGTCATTCAGGACTCCAAGCAGGTTCACGCCATCCAGCACGATTGTGGACAGGTTTCCCGTCAGTTTGGGGGACTTCAAATAATGCTGGTTCATTTGCACGTAGCCGTATTGCCCGTTCGCCTGCATAGCCCCAATTCTTGTGTTGAGAATCATGCGGTCACGAAAATAGGCGTAAATTCCACTCGGGTCAAAAATATTAAATTGACGGGCGATGTTCTGCGCTGCAAGCTTCAATGTGCCTGCTGGAATGCGCTCTGAAAGCGGGTCGCACTGTTCCACTATGGACAGTGTGTCGGAGTTCCTCTTATTGTATTGCACGATTGCGCCGGGGATAAACTCGGCGAGCCGGACACGGTGGTATGGCGTCGTGCGGGTTACTGTCACAGTGACACGGCTCACGCTGGTGATGGCCTCGTTGATGAGCACAGTGCTGTCCGTGTTGCCTGTGTACGTTGCATCCTCCAGCAGCGTCGTGCCATTGTACCAGCGCACGACGAAATCCAGCGGCACAACTGCGCCCCACACAAGTGTAATTGCGATGAGGTTATAAGCGCCCCCAGATATTGTTGATGCTGTGAAAACCTGCGGGGCAGCGAAATTACCGTCAGCGTCGGAGATGTCATTCATATAGAGCCCGACAACAGCGTCAGGCACTTCGCTTGGCCTCGGCGGCACGACCACAGAACCATCCAGCGGGAAACCGCCCAGTTCATAGGTCGCAGGGACTATTGGCGTTCCAAGCCGCTGGAGGACTTGCCCAATGCGGCTGATTCTCGTGTCCTGTGCCGCAGATGCAGACAAATCCGAATAGATTTCTGTCTGGATGATTTCAAACGAAACCTCCCAGTCAATGAAGCGGGCCCCTTCTCCGCCGTTTGGGTTGAAGGCCTCTTTCAAGGCGGGTGCTACCGTTCTCATGGGCTACACCTCTACAAATGGGACTGTCAACGAAGCATAGTATCTCGCAGCGGAGATAAAGCGTGCAAGCTGCGTCGCCCTGTCGCCTGCATAAAATTCCCTCGTTTCCCAATCCCCGGTGTTGGGGTTGAAGAAGGTCGCCATAAATTTCTTCTTTCCCCGAATTGCCGCAATGACTGCTTGCAAGCGCCCGCCGTCGAGATTGTCCCAGGTTAGGTCGAGTTTGCCGACATTTTGCCGTACAGTGTCCCAAGACAGATAACCGTCAGCGTTTCTATTGCTATTCTCCACTAGGTCGGCCTCCGAGAAGCCATACCCAGACGGGGGAGGAATGACAGTTCCGTCAATGCGCAAATTAAAGTTTTCGTAATACACTGTCATTCCTCCTTTATGCTGGGCTGAATACCGGGTTGAAGCCCATGTTCTTTGCTGTTTTGTTCATCGGGTCAACCATAATGTCAGCCAACACGTCGCCGTTTTGCAGCATCATATTAATTCTGATATCTTGCGAACCGCCGCCAGCAACAGAGTGCTGCACCATTGCCCCAAGAATCATGTCGTGCAACGTAGACAGCGGTGAAATGACCTCCGGGTCTTGCCGTGCATTGAAGTTGTCGCCGACAATGGCCTGCACCTCACCGAAAGCGACACCGCCCTTTGCGAGCCGGGGCAATTGCACCGACTGAAGAGGTCTAATGCTCACGCCAACTATGCTGAGAGCGCTGTTGATGCTGGCTATCAATTTATTTATCGCACTAACGGCGTTATTCAAGAACGCTTCAAGTCCACCAAGGATATTGTTCACAAGTCCCTTGAACGTTCCGCTGACCACGTCGGCGACATTCTCCTGAAACCATTCACCAATTTGCGAGAAGGTATTCTTGATACCGTCCCAAAGGTCGGTGAAGAACCCGCCTATATTATCGCAAGCGAGGCTAAATGCATCCCTTACCGGGTTGATGATGGTGTCGCTGAACCAGTCCTTCACGCCCTGCCATGTTGTCTTGACATTCTCCCATGCACCAGAAGCGGCGGTTTTGATGCCTTCCCACAAGCCGGAGAAGAACGTTTTGACGGGTTCAACCACAGTGGTGTTGAACCATTCCCCGGCAGCAGACCAAGCAAGTTGGATGGACTCCCAGACGGCAATTGCCTTTTCTTTTATCTCGTCCCAATTGCGAATCAGTAGGACAACGACTGCAATGAGTGCGCCGATGGCGGCCGAGACAAGAAGGACTGGAAGAAGTGTGCCGTTTATGGCGACACCGAACGCAGCCGTCACCGCAGTAGCGGCTGCACCAATTGCCTTCCATAATCCAACAGCAATATTAACAAGTCCGAACGCAGTGGCGAGGCTTCCAATCACAATGGCTGCATTCTCAATTGTCTTGTGATTATCTTTCGCCCAATCAGAGAACTGCTTGAGTGCATCGTTAATTCCACTGAGAGCATCGACAATTACGCCACCCGTCCACTCCGCAAGCGGTTGCAGGAAGTTTTCCCATAGCCATGTTGCAAGCGGCTTGAGTGCCTCCACAATCTCGTTTAGGCCGCCAATTACGCTCGAAAGAATATCCAAGAATGCCGGAACAGCATTATTCATCGTCCACGTTCCCAGCGGAACAAGCACGTTCTCCCAAAACCAGACGAGCCCCTCGCCCACATTGATTGCAAACGGCTTGAGTGCCTCCCACAGACCATTAAACGCAGTGCCAATTTTAGAGAAGTTGACTTTTTCAAGTCCGTTTCTCAGCGCATCCACAAGCCGAGGGATTCCCTCGCCAAACGCCCACTTTGCCACAGGCACAAGAAACGTGTTGTAGAAATCCTTTACCCCCGTCCACACGAAACCACCTATTTCCTTCAGCACACCCCATAGGTCGGAGAAGGCACGCCTTGTCGGTTCGAGCAAGTCCTTGATGCCCTGCAAGCCCTTAGTCAGCGTGTCCGTCCAGGTAGTATCTGGCGGCTGGAGCTGCTCGAAGTCCATCGTGATACCCATGCCACCAGCGCCGCCGCCAATGGCAGAGGCCGCACCAGCGCCGCCACTTGGTGCGCTTTTAGTCATGTCGTTTAGTTCGTCAAAGCCTGCCAGCTGCTGGTTAAGCTTCTTAGCGTTCTTTGCTGCGTCTCCGAGGCCGTCTGCAATCTCGCCTGCGCCCGCTCCTCCGGCTTCGAGACCGCCGCCAATGTCGATGGTTGCGTTGATTCCTAAAAGGGCAGCAAGGGCCTTTAACGCCGCCGTGGCGAGACGCACAATCGAAGTGAGCGCTTGAATGATTGGTGAGAGCACGGCATTGACAAAGCTGCCCGCCGTTGCCATCAAGTCTTTGAAAGCGGACGAGAGTGTCGCAAGGGAAAACGCCGTGCCTCCCTGAACCTCGTCGCCAAAATTCTTGTGCGCCTGCTCCAGGATGCCCAGCGTGCGAATCTGCTGTTGCTCATAGAAGTTGAGCTGGTTCCAGCTGCGACCGTCGGCGATGCGTTTGAATGCGTCGGTCATTTCCAGCATAGAGATATTGACGTTGATACCCAAATCTTCAATTGCCTCTGTTGAGCCTAAAAGTCCCGACCGGATTCTGTCCATAACATCCTCCATCGTGCGCCCTGTTTTGGATGCAACGACAGCAGACGCTTGCAGCATTTGAATGGTAACTGCGGAGTTTTCCACTGTGTCAGCGGTGATATTCTTGAATAGATTACCGTAAATAGATGCGTATTGATACACTGAACTCTCGGCCATGCCAAACGCCTTCGCAGAACCTTGCGCAAAAGCTTGAATGTTTTGCGTTGCGCCGCCGAAAATGCTGCCAACACGGCTCATGTTGCTCTCAAGAGCAGTGAACGCCTTGAAACTGTCAGCGAGAGCTTTTACTCCGAGTGTAATGCCGGCCAGCTGCGCTGCCGTCTTAGCGAGAGAGGAAAGGCCGGATGATGCTTGCTTAAAGCCTCTCATTAGACTCGTTGTGTCAGCGTTGAATTTTACGTTAAGGTCTTGAAGCGCCATTATTCGCCCTCCTTTCTGCCAGCCTGCGGTCAATTACCGCAATTTGTTCTGGCGTTATTTTGCTGGGTGATTGGGCTGCACTGGCTTCGTCTTTGAGATAATTGGGTAGCTTTTTGAGTTTTCCTCCAAATGCGGCAGAAACAAAATTCGCTGTATACCACGCATTGGCGATTAACTCGTCCTGCCTGCGCTTTGCAATGCCTGTGTATGCTCTCACGCAAGCGTTAAACTCCCAAAGCTCCATATCATAGAGCTGCGCAGGCGACAGCCCAATCGTAAAGGCGGTTTTTATTAGGGATTCCCAGAATCTAGGGGAGCCGAAACCTGTACCAACGGGAGCCCCAGAAGCCCCCGAATTGCGTTTTTTTCAGTTTCGCTAGCTCCGATACTAGAGGCTACGGCGGCTTCTTTTTCCTCGGCTGTACCTGGGTAAGAAAGCTCCAACAGAAAAGAAATTGTATGGTTCCGCAATGCAGCAGTTCCGCAATCGCCATCCATAATTGCGTCCTCAAGCTCTTTCGCTTGACTTCTGTCTACAAGAGACATCTTGAGGATGTCAACAAGCTCGCCGGGCAGACCCTGCGCAGCCATCGACATGAGTTCTTCGGTTGTTTTTTTGTATTTCGCACAAACGGCCTGCGCCACTCTCATCTTAGTGGAAAACTCAAATTGAGCCTCTCCGAAATTGATATACATACTTACTCTCCTCTTTAGTCCGGATAAATCATTGTGGGTGAAGCGTTGCCGGATAAGCCAATGGAAATTTCGGCTTTACCGTCGGCAGCATGGCTGATGGTTAGGCTTTCAATGTAAGCCTCTCCCTGCAAGCCGGTATCTTCGTCCAGATAGAATGTTGCCTCAATAAGTTGCTGGTTGGAATACGCCTCAATAAGCGCACGCTGTCCCGATGTACTGTCGAAGTCAGTTGCGCCGTCAGCGGATGCAGTCCAGCTCTTAACGCCGGGGGTTTTCTCCGTGAAGCCCTCTTGGGATGCAGAGCCGCCGAAAAATGCTGTTTCATCGATGCCCATAGACAGGTCAACAGACCAGTTTGTCATGTGAGCAATGTAGGTCTCGCTACCGCCCTCCAGTGTGATGGCGATTTTTCCTGTAACGCCTTGATATAGCATGTCTTAACCTCCTGTATAATCAATTTTGAAGTTGACGGTGTATTCACGCCGCCCTTTTGTGTCCTGACCAATGTCAAGGACGGGGGTAGTTTGCCGAATGACGATTCCTTGCCCAACATAGCGGTCAAGCCTGCTTTGCACGGCGACGGCGGCTTGATACGCCGTATTGCTGTCCAGCGCCCGGCACCTTGCTTGAATCGCCTGCGGCCGCTCTGTGCGGTCGAAAAATGCCTCTGACGATGCACCGGCATACTCCGCCAGCACAATCAGCGTGTTAGGGCTTTCCGGCAGCACGCCTAAAAACACATTTTCCATTGCAAGGATTGATGCGATAACGTCAAGAATGTTCATTCGATGGAGCCCTCCACGATTTTCTTGAAGCGGTTCATGTAAGCAGGCAGCCGCTCCCGGAATGGGTTTTCAAGGAATTTCGCCTCGCCGCCAGCAACCATGTTGTAGGTCTTGCCAGCCGTTTTGTTCCATTCTCCTGTCCGAACATTTACCGCCGGCACTTTATAACCATATTTTTCAGGGTCTTTATTGTGGTCAAGGCTCAAATCCTCATGTTGCCGCAAAGCGTAAGGAAGCGAATAGCCCACCACACCAACAACACGGGTATTTGCAGGCACAGATGCGGGGACGCTGCTTTTGTTTTCAAAAACCGTCGTCCCCTGCACCGTCCCGTGACAATTGTTTCGCAAATCGCCAGATTCGATGGGGGCACGGCGGGCAGATTCTCCCGCAAGGTCAAGCACGCAATCATTCACCGCTTTTACGGTTTCCTTCGGACACTTCTGCATCGCCAGTTTCAACTGACGGTCTAGTGCTTTGGCGTGAATTTCGATTCCTTTTCTGGCCATCAAACCACCGCCTCAAATCCAACAGTGTCGCCGGTGAAGTCTGTCCACACCGCCACGGCCTCTACTAGCTTTCCGTTTAGACGGTCGCCCTCCTGCACCGCTTCCACCAAATAAAAGACGCTGGAGGTCTTAATCACTCGTTTATCAGCAGTCAAGACCTCTTGCGTTTTCGGTTCAATGCGGCAGACCACGGTGACAGGTGCCTCATAAAGCGTCGCCGCTCTTTGGTCAGTCAACACATCGCCGTTTTCACGTCTCTGCGCCCGTGTGAGCGTTGCTGTCTGGCTTAGGTATGCACCTAACATGTCACGTGCCCCCCACGCAAAAACGTCCTTAGCAGTGATTGAATCTTGTTGTCGGCCATGAAAGGAAATTCCGCAAATGCAGCAGAGCCGCCGCCATAGGATTCGGATAGATGTCCAACAGAATACGCTGTGACACCCTGCTGTTGAAGTGCCGCCCGCTTTGCTGCCGCCGCCACAACCTTTGTTGCGTCCTCTCGCAAGTCAAGCACGGCAATTTCAACCTGCGCCGCCTTGATTGCTTCCGGCACGATATCGCTCGGCCATCGAGGGAACAGCAGGCTTTGGACGAGCGTCCGCTTTCTACCCGTGAAGGGCAGAGCCTCAAGCCGCTCACAAGCCAGCACAAGGCGCTGCTCCTTTTGGGTTTCGCTTAAATCGCTCCACGAGGTTTGAGCATAAAAATTAGCCACATAATCGTCAGCCTCGGCCAGCGTTACATAGCTATCAATTCCCTGCGTCATTGGCTGGCTCCTCGATTTCTCCGCCCGACCCTGGCTTTTTCTTCTTTGGCTTTGCAGCAGGCTTCTCCTCTGGTGTAGGCACACTCTTTTTGTAGGGTCCCAGAAGTTTATATTCTCCTGGTTTTGACAAGTAGAGAGCCTCGGTGTTTTTGTCCATCGGAAAAAGCACTCGCTTAGTTGAAATTTCTTCAAACTTCAGCATTTCGGTTTCCTCCTCATTGGTGAGTTCAAATGAAAAATGTTGCATTTTTTGAAGCGCTAGCGCCTGGGAAACAGTTACCCTTGCCGCACCATCGGAAAACCTAATTTTTAGGTCATTCACGAACAATTGTGGGTAGGCTGCGCATCTCGCAATCATTGGCCTACCGTCAGTCCGGTAATCTTTCCGTGCGCCTTTTCGTTGCCGTACTCGAGTCCGATTTCTCCATAAAGCTGATATCTGGTGTTTGCACCAACTTTCGCAAGCTCCTCCATAAACATGTGGCCCTTTCCGGGAATTTCTAGGAAGCGAGGCTTGCACATCTCCAGCGACACCACCGAAACCGTGTCAACGGGCATATAGCGGTTGAGCATGATGTTTAGTTTGCCAAAATCGGTTTCAATGGTTTGGAGGTTCACCCCGCCAACATTTCGACTAGCCTCCGCATAGCCTGACTGCTTGATGAAAATATCCGTAAGCATGCGCTTTTGATAACTGTTTGCGATAATCGTTGCAGTTTCGCTCTCGCTAATACCGCCGTTGTCCCACACTTTCTGCAAGAGGCCGAGAATCATTTCTCTGTCCAAGGCAGTTGCACTCGCATTTGCGATTACATTCGTGGAAATTGCCTCAAGGATGCCCTTAGTCTTTCTTGCTGTCGTGTTATTTGCGGGGCTGGAATAAGCGCCCTGCAAAAAGCTAAACTCAACATCACGTGCGATTTGCTTAAGCATCGCCTGAACCTGAAAGTCAAGTTCGTTCTTCACAGGGTTTGTCCCTGCGATATTTGCTCCGCTGTGCTGCCCGAATGCGCCGAGCTTCGTGTAAGAAATGTCAATGGTTTCCTGATGGATTTGCACGACATTCGTTACATTGTTGCGAGTACGGCTCTGGCCCTCTGGGGCAGTCGCTCCCTCGACTTTGGTGTTTTGCGCAGCATCACGCAAATCGTACTCTTGCCACTGGAATGTCGTGCTAGTGGTCGCCTCGCCGCCGGTCAACCCTCCAATCGCACTCAAAAACGGGGTATCAGACGGAGTTAGCTCAAAAAGTTCTCCTACGAAATTCGGGAGCTCGAATGTGGTTCCCATACCAGTAATACCAGGCATTTATATCATCCTTTCTCAATCAATTGTGTTGTTTTCTCACTTATTCTGTCTTTTGGGTTTGCTGCCTTTTCTACAACCCTTGCTACAGGAGGCGGATTGCCCCCGGTTCCCGGCACACCTGTCGGCTTGACCGGGAAGTCGACTTTAGCCGCCTGAACGGCCTGCGCAAAAGAAACGCCTTCGGCCAGATAGGTTTCGGCGAGCTTGGCATACTTGTCCATCTTATCCTTCGGGATTCCAGCTGCCAGAAGGTCGATGTTTTGCTCAAGGCGGGTTTTCTCCGCTAGGGCATCGTCCCGCTCCTTGTTCGCCTTTCCGATTTCCTCCTGCTGCCGCTCTGCTGCTGTCTTTTGAGCCTCTTGCCACTCACGGAAGGACTTCAGTGCAGCCTTATAGTCGCCCTCAGGAGCGATACCCGCTTCCTTCAGCAACTTTTCAACTGACGCTTTACCTTCACGTGCCGCAATGCTTGTGACTTCCTCCTGCGTGAATGTGCGTGGTGCAGGTGTCGTATCTTTTGCGTGTTCTCCGCCCTCCGACGGTACGGTCTTGACTTCTGTATTTTCCATATTGGGTACTCCTTTTCAGGTATTTTTTACTTCTGGCGAATGATTGCCCCGCCAGATAAATGGGCAACAAAAAAGCGCCCCAACCCGAAGGATGGAACGCTTAATTATTTAGTTGTTGGGGTCTAAACCGTGAAATATTTTGTCAAATCTTCTTCTGATTTCACAAAAATGGCCCCGAAATAATGGCTGTTATGCACTTGGACTGATTTTTTATCGTGTTCATATAATTGTGTCATTGAGCCGTCCACATCTTGCAGTAATTCCATTTTAATTATGTCTGGAATGTTCTTTTCAAGTGCATGGCATTGCCTTTCAAAAATGTCGGCATCTGGCTCGTTGCAAATATTGTATTCAAACATGATTAATCCTCCAATCCGAGCGTTCTGTCAACCACTCTGTTCGTGGTCCCAGACGTTTCGATAATGTCCTGCATGGCGGCGGACTCTGATATGTTTTTCCGTATCATTTTGTCAATCAAAAGGTTCTCGAAGCTCATGGACGGATTTTCTGCTTCCAACTTCTCCGCAGCTTCACGGTCTGCCATCAATTCTCTGGCCTCTTGCCTATACTGGTTCCTAAGCGCATGTGCGCCTCTGGAGCGAGCCTCTAGCGGTGCGGCGGGGTCTAACTTGCTTACTATCGCCTGGTCGTGGTGTTTGTACCACTTCCGCACTTGATAGTTGCTTAATGTCCCCTTTTTATCAATTATATCATTAAATTCACGCTCATACAACCAGTTTTTGTACTTTTCATGTAGACCTTCCCACTCGCTGCCGCCTGCCTTTTTAATCCTCGTAAACGCTTTTAGACTCTTCGGTGCATCCTCGCCGAGCCTCGCCTTATACCTCTCATATTGGTACAGCGTGTTTCTGGCCTGTCGGTTCTTATCCTGCTGGGAGTTGTACAATGCGACTTCCCTTGCGCTGCGGCTATCTTTCCATGGCCGGTTTGACTTCTGGATAGCTTCAGCGACCTCTTCACCCGTCCGCATGGATTCAATCCACGGCGTAGCAGAGTGCCGACAGTTCGGGTGAATATTATTGTATTTGCTGAACGCCTTGGAAAGCGGGGGAAAGCGCTTGTCTTTGCCGGAAATGCTGTACACTCTGCCTTGGTGCATGGCGCACACTTCGCAGGTGGGGTAATGCTCTGTTATTTTGACAAGGTCGTAGCCGTTCTCTGTGAGCTGGTTTAGGCGAGCTGTGTTCCCAGCCTCCCTGCTCGTGGAGCGTGCCACCATAGAGGCATAGGCATCCACAGGCACCTGCCTTGCGCCAACACCAGAGCCATACTGCACGGTCATGAATCCATTTTCTTGTAATTCTTTGATGAGTGCTGCCCGCATGTCGGAAACAGTACCTCCAGATGCGACTTTAACGCCAGTCTGCCGCAGCCCCGCTTGCCGAAGCACCTCGTCCTGCGCCTTCATCACATATCGCTGCACCTGCCGCCCAACGGTCACGAGAGAGCTGTCAATCATGTGCTGCATATTGCGGGCGATTTCATTCACCGCATCAGTGTGGATAGAGGCGAAATTCTCCGGCCTTCGCATCCGCAAATGGTTACTTTGGAAATAAGCGTAGATTGCATCAAGTCCTCGCTGGTATTGGCTTGGCACTCTTGTATCAACAAAGCGGTTTCCGGCAGCCCTCATGCGCCGCAGTTCACGGTTGAGCTGTTCTAGCACCGAATTGGCATATACCTTTGTTCCGACACCCTCGGCCTCTAGAATCGTCTTGTAGAGCCGATTACGAGCCTCAAGAAATAAGTTCGCCAGCGTCTGTTCCGTCATCGTCACTCACATCCTCACCGGCAAGTGGGTCATCTATGCCAAGCGTATATGGTTCTTCCGCTGCTCGCTCCAGCCTAATTTGCTCCAATTCTGCCTCAGTCTCGTCATCAGAGAGCCCACGTTCCTTGATGGCAGCGAATTGGCTCTTCGTCGGCCTACCTCCGGTTTCAACAGCTCGACGGTTCGCATCCTCGACCGGGTCGTCCGGCAAGCCGTCGTTCCAGACCAAATTGAGCGCATTCGAGTCAACCGTCATGCCGTTGGCCTTGCAAAGAGCCAAGATAATATCCCGCACAGTGGTGTCGTTGATTCCGACAATGCGTTGCGCCTTGATTCTCGGCGCAACAAGCCGGAGTTTGAGCGCTGTTCCGCTGTTGGCGCTGCCGGAGCTGTTGCCCTCAAGAAAGGCTGCACCCATCTCCGACAAGATGTAAAGCTGATTGAAGAGCATCTCAATCTCTGAAAGATTTGCCGTCAGATTCCCGTCCCATGTCACATAGCTGATATCCGGGTCGTCGCTGCGGTCACGTTTGAAGTAATTGCCGAGGTTCAGGTAATACATCCCGGTTTGCTCGTCGAAGTCGAGGGCGGATGCAGGGCCGCTCATGCTGGGGTCGCTGTGTTTGTCCAGCACGTTGTCGGCACAGTGCAGCCGCCACATGATTTGGCGAACCAGACTGTTGATAATCGTGTAGTCGTCCAGCCCGTAAATGCTGCCGGAATGCGTGACGTTGAACAGCGGGAACACAGCGAAGCCGTCGAGGTTCGTTTCTGTGACTGTTCCAACCTCTTTCAGCTCGCCAATCAATTTTGTCTGGCCGGAATAGTTGTAATGCCTTGTCTCGACGGAACCGGCGTTATGAACCTCCACATAGAGCTCCTTCGCCTCGCCTTTTTCATCAAAATCAGTCGGGAAGGCAATCACATGCTGAACGATTTCTTTCAGGTCAGACTGGCTCACGATTGGAAACCAATATTCTGGCGCAACGGTGGTGAGACGATTGTCCACAATCTTTGGAATTGCATTGCCATATCGGGACACGTCAATGATACCCTCATACAACCTAGTCGAGAAGCGTTGCCGCTCAAGAATCTTCTCGATACTGTCGGCACCGCCTTCAAATTCTAACGTCGGCGGCTCCGAGCAAACAAAATCAGCAGTCTTTTTGCTCAAGAGCTGCTGATAGTTTAGGATTGTTCGCACTTCGTTCGGTGATTTTCGCAATCTGCGGGCGATTCTATCAAACTCTTCCCGCCACGCCTCCGCATGGTTAGTTTCAAAAAGCTTTCGATTTTCACAGTATCGCTCAATGCGGGCTTGTTCGCCCGTCGGAGGGTACGGCTTTCCGCTGCCCAGCCAATCTAAATTAGTTAACACGTTTTCCCTCCTAAATAATGATGTTGACGAACTTGCCGCCTGGTTGTTTGAACGGCTCTAACCCATAGCGGGTGCTGTCGAGGTGATGATTGAATGCATCTATCGGCTTATTGACATACTCTCCACTTTTCTTGTCTTTCTTCCATGTGTAATTCTCGTATTCTTCCAGCGTGTGAACGCAGCGCTCATCTACAATGATTTCGTGGCGCAGCATAAAGTCGATACCGTTCATGACACTGTCGGGTCCCTTCGCCGCAGGGCGAACACGCAAGCCATCACGGCTCAGCTCGTCAATACTTTTACGTTCTGCGCTGTCGGCAATAATGACCTCTTTTTGCAGCCCGAGTGCTTTGATGGTTGTTGATATCTCGGAATTCGTCATGCCCCGCTTGTTATATTCTCCCGTGGTATAGATGCGCATATTTTTAGCGTCATATCTGCCCCATGTGAGCGCCGAAGGGTCGTTGACATACCCGAAGTCAAGCCCGCACCAGAACGGAAGTCCAGCAACCTCCTCGGCTGGCACAAGCCGCCTCTGGACAATCGGAAAGACGAGCTTATCAAGCGTTGCGAATTCGCCCAGCGCATAAATTCGGTAATATGCGGGATTCGTCGTTTTAAGCCGCTCCAGCGTGTCTCGGTAGCTTGCAGGCAGAAAGCGATTGTCTTTGTATGTGCTGTTGATTATTAGGGCACCTTCCGGCGGATGGATGAAGAAATGCTCATACACCCAATTCGCCTTTGACACTGGGTTAAACATGACAAAAATTTGAGGGTCTGGGTCGAGCGGACGAAGGCGAAGTGTGAGTTGAGTGAAATCCTCTACTGTTAGCTCGGTTGCCTCCTCAATTACAATATCGGTGATTCCGACGATAGACTTAATCTTTTCCGGGTCGTCTAAGCCCTTGAATAGAAAGACGGAGCCGTTTGCAAGCTCAATCTCAAAGTCAGAGCGATTGATTTTCGCTGTCCCATGCTGACGACAGTCAACAAGCAGCTGACGCATGAGGGCAAACACTGAATCCTTTATCGTCGCCCCTACCTTGCGGATAACCAAGACTTTCCGTTTCCTATTTACTGCCTTCAGCAAAACCTTTTGCAATGCGCCGTGAGATTTTCCGCTACCAGCCCCGCCATAGTACACTTCAATTGGGCATGAATAATCGTCAATGATTTTGTATACCCAATCGTTAAAAGCAGTAGGCTCGAGTTGCCTCATTTGAACCAGCCACTTTCGCTAACGGTGACTTCGTGCTTCTCAGTAAAGGCGCCCTGAACCTTAGCCCGCAGCTCTGATGCCTTTAAGCGCTCTTTTAGGTCGGCATCCTCGTTGCGAATGACCTGTGTCCAGAACTCATTGATTTCGGTCATATCGGCGATTCTGTGGCTCTCTAGCAGCTTTTCACGGTCTTCTATAAAAAACGCAAGTTTCCGCACGTTTTCGCTGCCAATATTGTCATGGTTCTTTCCCTTATATCCAGCGAGCCGAGCTGCATCAGCACCTGTATTTCCTTGCTTGAAATAATCAACCCACGCAGCCTCTTTTTGCGTGAGCCGCTCTCCTAGTTGCTTAACTCTTATCGCCATACTGGCTCACCCCCCAAAAAAAGAAAAGCCCTGCTAGGCTTTCCGCTTAGCAGGGAATTATTCTGATATTTCTATTATAGACAATAGCATACTTCGAATATGACATTCAATGACATTTGCAAAAATATTATAAACTTAAGCTCTCAAGAGCGGCTCCATGCAGGCGGATGACATGCCTCCATGATATCTCCAATTCTACCGCAATTTTCTCAAATGTGTACCCCTCTATGTACCGGAGGTTTAACACACTTCGCAATCTACCATCCCCCACCGCATTGATTGCACTTAGCAGACGCAACCTCTCTCGGATTAGCTTATTTTGCTCTTCTCGTAAAATTACCCGCAGCTTATCAATTGCAATAGCCGCCTTTTCAATCGGCCTACTATCGCCTCCACCCTTTGGCATGCAGGATAAAGTGGAAGTCGTTCTCTCCGCCATTGATTTCATGCGCAAAATTTCATTGTCCAAGCGCTTGACCTCAAAGCATAATCCTTTATATTTTGCGAGCTCTTCCTTTTTTTCTTGGCTTGTCATTTAACCCCTCCCGCTTCACATACACCGTACACCCCTCCACCGGACACGGCCGCATCTTCCCTGTCTTTAGCTGGTAGTCGCACGCAGCCATCAGCCCACCGGCATTCGTCCAGCCGTACTTACACGATTTCACCCGCTTGCAGATGCTCATGGGTCCACCTGCTCCACCTCCACCAGCGGGCACCAGTCGGGGCGGCGCATCATGATTCCACCGCCGTGTTTTCCAGTGCGTCCTGTAGGTTTCTTTTGCATTGGTCGCAAAGCCAGTATTCACTGTATTTGGTTGACAGGTTTTTACTGTCATAGAACAATTTTTTTGGGAGCCTGATTTTCATGACCCGACTTGTATCATGGCAAGCGGCACAAATACAATTGTCATGTTTGCTATTTATAGCTGTGAAATTGGCGCCTTTCTCCGGCATCTGCGTTTTAATTGCAATCATTCTGCCCCCCTCCGACCACAACAGCCTCTGCCCACAATTTCCACAGTAATTCGTCGCACCGGCTTCCTCGATAAAAGCCGCATCACAGGAGGGGCAACGGTAGTCTCCGACTCCTGTTCGCTCTTCGACATAATCTTAAAACCAAAAATATTCATTCGCCTTTCACCTCCACCTCCACCAGTGGGCACCAATTCGGTCGTCTCGGGTACCTGATTTCCGGCTCAAACGCTCTCCCCACAAAACCAAATTCGACATCACCAATGCAGGCTAGATATCCCTTTCCAAACTCGGTTCTCAAGCATCGGCACTCCCCGCACCACTTCGGCATCCTCTGCATCTGCGTTTTAATTGCAATCATTCTGGTTCACCCTCCATTTCACAAATCCCCATAATAGATTGGCCCCATGTCGTGGGTGCGCACCCGGTCGCCGGGCTTGAATTGTCTGGTCATGATTTGTCCCCCATCATATCATTCTCGACAGATTCGCCCGAATAATAGGTCGGATTCTTACGTAATATCTCGTTGACAAGTTTTTCTGCCTTCACCAGCTCCGGCATAGCCCTGATATCGTCCATGACCCTTTCTGTCCAGTCCTCGTGCATGTCCTCCTCAAGCGCCTCTATCGCAGACATCCACGCAAATCTCTCTGTAAGTTCATCGGCCATCGAAACCCTGTGTAGTTGACTTCTACGCACGTCCTTTAAAAAATCAACTTTTTCCATAACATCCTCGGCATCGCTGTGCTCGTTGCAGACGCAAAGCAGCGTGTCGTTGCTCAATTCAGATAGCTTTTTCATGACTGTTCCTCCCGTTCAAATTCAATCACCCAGACCCACGGATTGGCATCCCAGCCGTATCGGTTCAACTCGGACTTTTTGACGGTGCTGTCCCACCGTTGTGCAAACTTCTCAATATGTTTCGGCTTCACTACCATTTCGCAGTAAGCAAGACTGGCGTAGCTCGGCTTTGGCATTGCGCCAGACCATCCAAGGCTGTTTCCTTCGTCGATGCAACCTTCCGCCGTAATATCCTGCAAGCGCTCCGCCCTCACTCCCGTCACCCGCAGGAACAGGCGGGCGGCTTCACGTGGCATGTGGATGGATGGACGCCAGCCAGACCGTCCTACTCCAACGTCAACACACCAATCTGGCGAGGTGGCTCGGTGGATATAGCGGTGATAATATCTCCCGTCCGGCAGGTCAGGTTCTCCTGCCGTCATATCGTGCATGTGCTCCTCGTAGTACCACGTCTCCCGCACCCAGAGCCGGTCACCGACTTGATAGAGCGCACACGCTGCTGCAATCAGTTCCGCAGCATTGTCACAATCCATCATTTTTGTAGTCGGCTGCGGCCTAATCACTCGCCGTGTCGCAGTCTTTCTGTCCTCCAAAATCGCCCTCACCATCTCTGTATTAAGCAAAATTGGTCGCTCTCTTATTTGCTCACCCATACTTTTTTCCTCCCATCAACCTATCAACACCCCGCCCCGCAGCTTTGCTTGCTTGTGTTGGCTCATATCATCCACCCTCCACCAAATCCGGCAGATAATAGGGGCTGCCTTCGTGAGTTGCCCAGGGGAATAGACATCCTGCTACGCTTTCATTTCGGTAACTCTCACCGCAAATAAACATGTTAGAGGAGGTTTTCGCAGGGCATGTCTCGAATAAACGTGTTTGCGCACCACCCGCTTTATCTACCGCAAACCATTCAAGCCCATCCGCTATGCACCTCCGCACAATCGCCTTATCATCGTCTGTCAACACAATCTTCGGCTTGCGGCGGATGCGGTCGGGATGCTTGGCGGCGATTTCGATGATGTCTGCAAATGCCCAGCATTCAATCATTCTGTCGCATCCCTGCACATTAACAAGCAGCATGCCAGCCGCTGACAACCAAATGTCCTCCCTCCAAACCGACCCATCTTCCCGCAGCACATCAAACCTATCGCCAACCCCAAAAAGCTTGCACAGGTAGGGCTTGTCTGGCTCTGCCGGTTCGGGTTCGGACATGGTGGCGGGTATCTCCCAATTCTGCGGCGTTGCATCCGTGACGGCGCAATACGCCTTTCCACTTGGTCGCATAATGCACTCCTCACATCTCCGCTCTTTGCAAGCCTCGATTATATTTTCCATGTCTGCCAGCATCTGCTTATCCGTTATATTCACAAAAAAACCTCCGTTTCCTCAAATTTAATTAAAATTTACGTAAATTACTCGGCGATTTATCAAATGCAATTAAAAAATTTGTTTAAAATCTTAATTAGTGTCCTCCGGCGGTTTTGGCATTTCAGTCCAGTGGGTCGGATATATCTCACAACCATCGCTGTTGATGAAGCTTCCACTGCTTAGAAAAATAGCAGCATCCGTCCATGCCTCGACAGTGTGTCCGCAAAGAACAGGTGGGTACCCTGCCCAGCATGGCAGCCTCTCGCTCACCGGAATCCACTCCAGCGCAGAAGCACGTTGGTTCCATGCGGCTGCGATTTCTTCAAGCGTTTCCCCAAACGCAGCCATTCCAGCAGGGCATTTACCGCCAAGGCATCTTAATCTCATGAGTTTATCGCCGTCTTG